TGTACCTGTACCTGTTCGGTCTTTCTTTTCTACGCCATTTCGTAGAATATCATCTAAAAGTTTTAGATATTGGTGTTCAATGTTAGGATTCATTTTCAAAAAATTTGCGTATTCGTTCTGTAAAAGTTAAATTGGAATGTTGGTATGCTTTCCATACTCCAATAATTAATATGAATGATATTCCTATAAAAAAAAGAATACCAAACATAAGTGTTAATAATACTAAATCATTCATTTAAATTAAATCTTTGTTTTACTCTTTCAGCAATCGGAATTGGTTCACCTTGTTCATCAATTCTAACAAATGTGATATTAGTAGAAAGAATTACATTCTGATTACCATTATAAACATTATGGCTTCTGGCTTCTAACTCTAAAACCATACTTGTAGTTCCAATCTTTTTTACTTTACCATATATTTTAAGAAGTTGTCCTTCTTTAGCTGGTTTTTTGAAAATACATTCATCAATTTTTAAAGTTACCATTCGTGGAGTATCAGCTGCTTCAGCTGCAAATGCAGCCCCAGAAGCATCAATCCATGCTAATAGTTTACCACCAAAAAGATTTCCATGAAATCCTAAATCGGATTTTTTTATTGGGTGAGTGCTAATTAATTCCATATTTTGGTTTTCTTCCACGTTTTGAATTTAAAGGTACAATATAAGTACCAAATTTCTGTTTACAATAAAAATAAAAATCCTCTAATGTACCATCAAATTCTATTACTTCTTTTTCATAATCTTCTTTACTCATTCTAAAGGTTAAAATAAATTCTTTTTGAAGTTGTTTTAACTTTTCAGTCTCATCTTTTTCAAAATCTTCGTATAAACGTTTTCTTCGGGCTCTATCTACTTGAGTTTCTTCTATCCACCTTCTAGAATCATAATGTTCAAGATATTTCTCATTCATTTCAATTTCACAAAATTGAGCTTGCCAGTAATAATGAGAGTAATCAAAATCCCCATTTTGGATTTTATCTAATAAAGGTTTTAATTTATGAAGAGGTTTATTTTTAGAATCCCATCTTCTCCACCATCTAAATTGGTTGTAGTTAAGAGGTTGTAAAGTAGATAACTTTTCTAATACAATTTCTTTTGAATGAGTTTTATATATCATTAACTTTTATTTACCTAAATATACAAAACTTATTTTAAATATCCAAATTTAATATGTAATTTGGTTTGGATTTTCTTCTTCTCTTTGTCTTAAAATTTTCTTTTTTCTCCATTGGGATATAGAAGGATCATTTAACATAGCATCTTCTCTTCTTTTTAATTCTTCTCTATCTAAAACACCATCATTATTAAAATCCCATTTTTTATCTTCTTCTGATAATTCTTTTTTAGCTAAGTTTTCTAAGAACTCTTTATCATCTGTAGTTAATTCTTCATCTTCCAAATCATCAAGACCATCATTTAAAGTAGAATCCCACAATCCCATTTCTTGATCATTATCTATAATAACTTGCATAGGATCATATAACCCATCTTCTTCATCAGCTTTCATCATATCAACTATATGCTGGTATTGTTCTTCTTTAGAAATTGGAACTTTTTCTCCATAAAGATTTTCTTTATATTCCTTTTTAATTTGTTCAAAAGCAAAATTAGCGGCAATTACAAGAGCAATAGCCAAAGGATCAAATACAAATATAATAGTTAAAAGTAAGATATTGATAATCTTATCCATAGGAACACCTGTTAGTCCTGAAAGATATTTAAGTGGGCCTAATTCACCTGCTAAATCATTACCTGTTTTAACTTCAACAATTTCAGTCTCATAATTAAATAGTTGGGTATTAAGTTCATCTACTTTCCTATTTAATTCAGTTTGACGTTCAATAGCTTGATCTAATTGTTTTTCTAAAGCTTTACGAGTTGAACTAGAAGTAGTTGTAATAATTTGACCTGTTTCTCTATCTTTATATTGTATAGTATTGTTAGATAAACCAGAACGTAAATCGGATACTGCCCCGTTAATGGTACTTTTTTCAGCATTATATACCGCCAACTGTTCCTTAATATTATCTCGTTTGACTTCTATTAAAGCAATTTGAGCATCAATATTACCTGCTTTACTAGCTGTTTCTTGGTAAGCAGCTGATAAAAAGCCATAAATACCCATTGAAGTAATTCCAATTAATACTATACAAGCTAATGTAAGATAAAGCTTAAGTAATAGTGGTAAAGTTTTTCGATATTGATATAGTAAAGAAGCAATTACTAATTTTCCAGCTTCTAGGGAAGAAGCCATTATAATTACAGCAATAGAGGCACCTGCAAACAATTTACTTAAACCACTAACAGAATAAAAAGCTGCAGAAGCACTTACTGATAGAGCTGATAAAGCTATTAAAAAAGGGAATAATTTTTGTTTCATAACTATGAATATATAAAAAATTTTTATTTTTTCAAAATATTTTTTAAGTATTAGGAATTTTTTTAGAAGTTCTTGTTTTGGCTATGTGTAATAATCTTTCTTCCAACCTTGCAACTTTTGCTTTTAATTCAGCATTTTCTTCGTATAACTCATCTAATCGTTGTTCTAATAAAGTAACTCTATCAACTTTTTTATCGCTTTTATCTTTATTAGCTATAGCACTTACATCAATTTTCTTTTTCCAAATTGACCATATCTCTTTTATACCAAGTGCTCCTACTAATGATATTAATAAAGTAATAATTGTCTCATTTTCCATCTCTTTCACCTTTATGTTGGTCAATCTTATCCAGAATCTTATTCAATAACTCTGTTTTGATGAAACCAGACATAGAAGCGTTCTTCAATGCCGATATAAGTTGAAATATAATAAAAGGCATCAAAATGGTTTCTGATAACCAAGATGTGCCTTTAAATCCTAATTCTACTGAAAGAATTACTGTTAGTATTAATACCCAAGCAAATAATGTTTTTAAAACTTTTAATGCTTTATATGTTTTGAATCCTTCTCTTTTAACCCCAGCAATAAGACCAAAAAATCCATCTAATAGAACTACTGCTACTACAGCAAGATACTGTTCTGTATTATCTGCTGTTAAATTCATAAAATATGAACCTATAAAAGCACAGGTAGTGCTTAATGTCATTGCTGTAAGCACCCACGCTGATTTTAATAATTCCATTTTTGATTGCATTTTATTTGAGAATAAATATATGTTAATATTGATTCAAATGATTAGTTATAAGAAAAAATGTAGCAAATATTCCAATCCCTAATATAACATCACTAACAGTATCAAATCTTTCTTTTCTGATGTATCGTTTATCTAAACGATTTTCTGTTTGAATTAATTCAACTTGCAAGTTTTTATTTTCAGAATCTTTATTTATAACTACACTCTGTAATGTATCTGCAATTGAGTTTATAGAATCAATTTTAGCTTGCATTTCCATAAAGGATTCATTCATTTCATTAGCTTGCGATAAAGATAGAATTACTACAGTATCTCCGTTAATTACTGTTTGCTTTGGATATTTCTCACTTTTTGATTGGGAGTAACTCAAAGCCGGTAGCATTAGTAGAACTATCACCTGTGATAGCTTTAACAATGTTTTCTGCTTTTTTAAGAGTAACTTTAGTTTCAACAAGTTCTTCTTTTGTTGTTGCAAGTTCTTGCTTAGTTTCTTCAAGAGTTGTTTCAAGTTTTTCATTGGTTTCTTTCAATTCTGTAAAATCATTACTTACCTTTTCCACTAAACCACTACTATCTACAAAACTTATAAACTCCATCATTTCCTCTAAACTATCATTAGGAGAATCATATAATGATTCTATAGAATAATCTATTGGGGTTGAAAGGGGTTTTGAATTACAACCTATAATAACTAAAAACAATACAAAAACAACATTTTTCATATATCCTCTATTTTATTTAATTGTGCTAATACTTTTAACTTTGTGGTTGCAACCGCTAACGAAGAATCTGCCTTCATCATTCTTTCTGTTAATGTTTCTACTTTAGTTTCTAATAAAACTGTTCTTTCTTGACAAGCTTCAACTTGCCCTTGATAATTCATTTTGTTATCAATATAAAGATAACCAATAGCAGATAATGTTATAAATAACAAAGCCTTTACTGGGTCTTTTTTAAATTCCTTATATGATACCGGCATTTTTATCATTACTTCACCCAATTATAATATTTGTAAGTTAATTCTTTTCTATGATCTAATCCGTTAGTCCCACCATTAATTCGTTTTGTTAATTTAAGAATAGTATCGTCATTAACCCCAGCATCACAAATTGACCATAGATTATTTTTATCAAAAAAGAAAAATGCTGATTCAAATGAATATTCTTCTGCAACTGCATCTGGTGATTCAATTAATTCTGGTTTTTTTAAATATTCAGCAAATGCTTGATAATTTGCTTTGCCAGTTAATTGAAGAGCACCTCTACCTCTATATTTCCAACCATCACCCGAAGCTTCATCACCATTAGCCATTCTTGAGGCATAAACTCTATTAGCAATCTTCTCTGGTTTTCTTTCATATGATTCAGCTAACTCACCTGGAAAATATTTTCCAAATACTGCTTTTAATGATTTTGCTGAATAATTTAAATTTTCAGTAAATAGTTTGAAATTACCTGTTTCATGTCCAGTTTGTGCAAAGAAATGAGCTGCTCTTACAGGACTCATTTTATAGTGAACCATTGCAGCTTTTAATGTACCAGGGCCAAACAAACCATCAGATGTAACACCAATTTTTTTCTGTAGACTTTTTAAACTCATTCTTCTCCTTTTTTAAATATTTTAGTTATACCATCAATACCAAATGAACCCAAAGTGATAATAACAAATGAGTTAAAAATAGTATCACTAATGATAAGTTCTTTACCTAAAATGCCTGTTACAACATCAGCACCCGCAAAAATTACCATTACTGCAAATGAAGCAAACCCAACGATATTTTTTTCGTTAAGATCATTGCTGTCTTTAAACATGTCTCTAAATGCCATAAGTTTATTTTTTATATATTTGTTCATAAAAAAACTTTTAGGTGAAACAATTTATTATAAATATTAAAAAAGGGAGTACTATTGTACTCCCTTCCCTAAATAACAACAAAAAATACTTAAGACTTTTTAACCATCACAACTAAGACACCCATCCGATGTTCTTGAACCAATATCACCTTTAATTACTGAATCTGTTCTTAAATAATAAAGAGTTTTAATACCTAATTTCCAACTTTCCATATGAACTTGATTAATCCATTTTGGGGAATCAGTAGGAGAAAATGCTAAATTAAGTGATTGAGTTTGATCAATATATCTTTGGCGGATAGCTGCTTGTTGTACTAATCCTAATTGATTTATTTCAGCAAAAGTTAAAAATACTTCTTTCTCATTTTCACTTAAGATTTCATGAGATAAATTTTGTACTGAACCATTATCAGCTAAAATCTGATCCCAAACTTTGCTAATATTATATCCTTTTTCTTCTAATATTTTTTCTAAATAAGGATTTTTAACTATAAAAGTACCTTTAGCTCCATTAAATACATAAACATTAGCAGGATAAGGTTCAATTCCAGCTGAACAATTGCTAATTCTTGAATTAGATACTGTAGGTGCAATTGCTAATAAATGGGTATTTCTCATACCTGTACCCTTACACCAAATAGGTTCTCCATATTCTTGAGCTAGTTGACGAGAGGCAGCTTCTGCTTTATTTTTAATATCACTAAAAATAGTATGAGTCCATGCTGTAGAGGCAATTGAATTAAAAGGTAAATTCTTTTGTTGTAAAAATGAGTGCCACCCCATTACTCCTAAACCTAATGCTCTACCTTTTTTAGCATGTCTATGAGTACGAATCATTGATTCTTTACCATTAGTTTTTTCAATAAATTCTTCCATCACACCATCTAAAAAATAAACAGCGGTTTCAACCACATCTGTATCTTTCCACTCATCATATTTTGCTAAGTTTAAAGATGATAAACAACAAATAAATGAATGTTCTTCATCTGTATGAAGTGTAATTTCAGTACAAATATTAGTCATAGAAACATTTAAATTATTCATCATATATGCTAAAGGATTATGTTTGTTAACATTATCTTTAAACATAATATAAGGTTCACCTGTTTCTACTCTAGATTTTAAAATTTCAAGCCATAAATTCATAGCCTCAGGATCTCTATCATTTAACCTTTTCATAAAAGGATCATCTACAACTACACATTGATGTAAATTTAAACACTGTCTATTAGGATCTCCTTTAGGTCTTCTAATCTGTAAAAATTCCTTTACATCTAGATGATTAATATCTAAATTAACTGAAGCTGCTCCTCTTCTTACTGAACCTTGATTAGTGGCAATAATTGTAGAATCATAAATTTTACACCAAGGAACTACTCCTTCTGATTTTCCATTTCCTTTAATTTCTGTTCCTCTTGGTCTAATTCTTGAGACTGAGATTCCAACCCCTCCACCATAAGAGGTAAGTCGCATGAGTTCAGCGTTTGTGAGACCAATACCTCTGATTGAATCCGGAGTATCGATGCCAAAACAGCTGATTGGCAATCCACGGTCTGTTCCCGTGTTTGAGAGAACAGGGCTTGCAAGTCCAATCCATCCATTCCAAATATATTTAAAAAATTTATTAGCTAAATCTGGTCTGTTTAATCTTTCAGCTACAGCATTAGCTACGCGTCTATACGCTTTTCGGGGTGTTTCCCCTGGTAAAAGGTAACCTTTAGAAATAGTTGATAAGGCTACTTCATCCATATTTTCAGGAAAGTCTTTACCTCTCTCCCATTGTTTATAATCTGCTATTAAGTTATTATCCATTATTATATATATTTAAAAAATACTTTCATCCCATTGCATATGTCCTTTAGAGTAATTAGTTACCCTTGTGGCAAAGAAATCAGAATGTTGTTTCCCTGCTGAAAGAGCATCAAACCATTTCATTCTATTAACAGCATTCATGTCAATATCATCTATAATAGGTTTATAACCCAAATCTCCTAATTTAGTATTTACTCTATTTTTGATGAAATTCTGCAAATCATACTTGTTACAACCCTCTAAATCACCTAATTCATAAACTTTATCAATAAAATCAAGTTCAAGTTTTAGAGATAAAAGAGCGGCCTCATTAATAGCTGCTTCTAATTCAGGTGTTTTTAATTCTGGTTTTTCTTTAATTAAAGTTCTAAATAACCAACAACCTGCTTCAGAGTGCATAGATTCATCTCTAATACTCCACTCAACAATTTGTCCTACTCCTTTAAGCTTATTCTGCATTTTAAAAGATAATAAAACTGCAAAAGAAGAGAATAAATTTACTCCTTCTGTAAATGCTGAGAATATTGCTAATGATTTGGCTCTTTCGTGCCAGTTAACTTCACCATTAAAAGAATCTCTTACATTCATTAAATTTTCAATTTTAGCCATTGTAGTTTCATCTTCTAAAAATTCAGAAAAATCATCTAACCCTAAAGTTTCATTTAACAATGAATAAGCCTCAGCATGAATAGTTTCAAATGCTCCAAATGTTGTGGCCATCATAATAATTTCTGGTTTACGAAACCATTTAGTAACTAATCCTGACCAATAATCATTAACAATTGTTTCGGTTTGAGCAAATCCCTTTAAAATAGAACCTATAATATTTTTTTCTGTTTCATTTAAATTTTGTTTCCAATCATTTAAATCAGACATCATAGGTACTTCAGTATGCAGCCAATGTGCTTGTTGTTGTTTAAGCCAATAATCATAAGCTTGATCATACTCAAACGGTTTATAGATAATTCTTTCCTTAGTTAAATCTAACTTTGCCATTTTTAATAATTTTAATTAATTAAGAGTTTAATTGAAAAAATTTACTCTTCAACATTTGTTTATCAAATGTATCAAAGTTATCAAAACTATTTGAGTTGGTTGAATTAGTATCTACTTCAGATTCTTCATCAGGATCATAATCACCAACTTCAAAATGACCTGTAGAAGTATCAGCTTTGACACTAAATGTTAAACCGTCCATTCCATATCTGTTTTTCATAAAATGAAATCTACCTGTCCCATTAACTTTATCTTTTCGTTTTCTTGAAAGAGAAATACAAACATCAGTAATCATGATTTTATCATATGATCCTGCAGCTTTATCTCCTTCTACAATATCATCTTTTGCACCTGCTCTATTTACTTGAGAAACACTCCAAATTGGGATGTTTAATTCTCTAGCAAGTCCTTTAGTGCTAATATAAATATCATCAATTTCCCCTTTACGATCAACAGTACGTTTTTTTGTTGAAAGAAGATCAACATAATCAATAATTACTAAATCAGGTTTAATACCTAAATCAGTTACCTTCTTAATATGAGATTCAATTGTATTAATTGTTGCTTTACCTGTTGGGAATTCTTTAATAATTAACTCTCCAGGTAAACCCGTAATAATTTCTTCAACTTTATTTCTATTTTTAGTTACTTGATCTACTGGAATATTAGTGAAAAAAGCATCATAACGTCTACCAACGTATGCCTCACCTAATTCTAGAGTATAATGAATAACATTATATCCTAAACGTACAGCATATCCTCCTAAAGCAACTAAAGTCCAAGATTTACCTCCTCCAGGATTACCAAATATTAAACCAAAATCTCCATTACCTAAACCTCCTTGAAGTAAATCATTAATTTTCTCCCAAGGAGTAGGTATAACAGTTCTATGATCTTCCCTATAACGAGATTCTACATCTTTATTATATTCATGTCCAACATTTTTATCTTGTCCTGATTTTAAAGCATTTTCAATCATAAATTTAATTGAATCATAATCTCCTGCTTTTAATAAATCTACACTATTGAGTAAAGCTGATTTTAATTGTTGGTTTTTACAAAAAGTAGCAAATTCTTCTCTTACATAATTTAAATCTTCATCTGAGGCTTCATAAGCTTCCCTAAGTTGTTCTCTAATAGAAACTTTAAGAACCTCATTTGTTACTTTTTTTAATTCTACTTTTAGTACATCCATTGAAGGAGTAGTATGATATTTATCATAATACTTTAAAATTTCTTTAATAACCCATTTATGTGCCTGATTTGAAAAATATTCTTCTGAGATTACATCATGGATATTAGTCAAAAATTCTTTATTAGTTAGTAAAACAGATATAACTTTTATCTGGAAATTGTGCCCATACTGGTCTAATGATACAAGTGTCATATAACTTTAATTTTTTAATTTTTCAAAAACTTCTTTAATCCAAAACTCTACATTTCTAATCATCCCTCCTAACTTATCTTCATTATACATAGCTATAAACTGACTAGGAATATAATTTAATTCTTTTGATTTAACAACTTGTTGTAAGTATTTTTTATCATTTTCATCTAACATAGGATTTGATAAATCCATAATCCTGTAGTTTTTTTCTAATGAATCAATTTCTTGAATAATTCGAGCATAAACTACATGATCTTTAAATTTAGATTCACAAATATTATAAATATCATCTAATGTTAAATCTTTTTCCTGTAATTCAGGAAATAATTTATATAACTTTTTTTCACCTAAACCTTTAACACCTTTAACTTTATCAGAATTATCACCCATAAGAGTTTTATAAATAATAAAATTAGAAGGGGACATATTAAATTTTTCTTTAACAGTATCTTCAGTATAAAATTCTCTTTCAATAGGCCTATAAACAATAACATTTTTACTTATAAGTTGAATAAAATCTTTATCTGAAGAAACAATAAATACTTTATCTTTTTCTTGTTTAGGTAAAATATTACTCAAATAAGCAATAATATCATCTGCTTCTACTTTATCAATAGATATAGTCTTAACAGGTAAAGTTTTTAAGTATTGGATTATACGGATGATTTGATCTATTTTGGCATCATCTTCATCTTCATGGCTATCAAATACTTCCCAATTAGTAATACGTTGAAGATTTCTTCCTGATTTATATTCGGGGAGCAGGTTCTTACGATTATTAGCAGAACCTGCCCCATCAAATATTACATAAACACTAGTAGGTTCAATTTGTTTTATTAAAGCACCTAATGAACGAAAAAATCCTCCAAGCCCCCCAATATGTATTCCATCAGGATTAACCATGTTAAGCATTGCAAAGTTTCTAAAGAACAAATTTAAACCATCTATCATTAGAACTCTTTGTCCTTCTACAGTCTCTTCACCTTGCTCCTCAAGATTATCAAGAAGCTTAAGTAATTCTTTTCTATTCATATTTTATTCTGGTTCGTTTTCGTATGAAGTAATATCAGTATAATCTTGATCTTCTTCAACAATATTAAAATCTACACCCCCTAAAATTGCTTTCCAAGCATCAGCATGGTTATCTTTATAAACTTTTAAAGCTTTATCAGTATCTTCAATAAAACCATGAGGGGTCATTATAATTTTACCTCTAGTAGTAACACCATTTATGTGATTTTTATCAATTTGAATGTTAGTACGTTTAGCAAATTCTACTTGTTTACCATCTTTAATAGCTTTAATTTTAGAAGTACCTGCAGACATCACATTACCAAATGTAACAACAAATGTAGCATCAAACCACATAGCATATCCCCCTTTATTCATTAATTTGGGCTGACCCATTGGAGATTCTGGTTTTAAAGTCCATACTTTATTAATGCATACTAAAGTATTAGTATAAGGATTACTTTCCTTACGAGACATTACAATACGTTGGTTAACATTATTACCAAATTGAGTTGACATAGCCCCAGCATTCCATTCATTATTATTTTTGTTTGAACGAATTGATAATTCACAAGGAACTGAACCTATTGAATCCCATAAAAATAATAAATTATAAGGTAAATTACCTTTTTTCTGTTCATCAAGTAAATCAAGAATAAATGCAGCTACATCTTCAATAGTATTAATACTTTCACGGTCAACATAAATAAAATTACCATTATAATCTAAAATTTCTCCTGTTTCTTCATCAACAACTTCATTCACTTCAAGACCCATTTGGATAGCATGTTCCCAGTTCCATTTCATTTCAGTAATGATAAACACAGGTAAAATGCCTCGCTTTTGGGCTGATACGGCTGCTTCAATTAAAGCAGTAGTTTTACCCGTATCAGAATGCCCACGAAGCAATACAATATGACCTTGAGGAATACCTGGAACTGATGTGACTTCTTGGAATGCTTCTGAAAGTGGAATCCAAGTTTGTTCTTTAAATTTAGCTTTTGATGTAAGTCCTTTTTTATTTTTAAAACTATCTAAATTAAAATTTGCTTTAATTTCTGAAGAGACTGCTTCCGATAAAGATTTTTTAGTTTTTCCTCTTGACATATTTTATAAATTAAAATGGTAAATCATCATCTTCATCACCATCAAACATTTTATCAAACTCATCCGCTTTGGTAGTTTTTGATTTAACGTTTAATGAGTAATTTGATTTAGTTTCTTCTTTTTCATCTGAATCAAAACCCTCAGCAGGCTCAGAAACAATATCTCCTTCTTCTTCATTATCCTCAGGTGATAACCATTCTTGAAGTGCTTGTTTCATTTCATCATAAGAAAGAGCTTTAAATACTTTCATAGGATCTGGTTGGTTATCAAGTAATGATTGAAGTAGAGTTTCATCATCACTTAATGTAGTAATCTTCATTGAAGGTCCTATTGAAGTTTTATTGTATTTAGTACCAGTAACTTCCGGACCCACGGTTGTTAATTTAATATCACGACCTGAAAGGATATCAGTGAAATCACCTACTTCTTCATCAGCAGCCATATTTAAAAATTCTTGATAAATTTCTTTACCAAACTGCCATAATCTAACTCCTTCAGATTCTTCACCACGAACTATAATAGGAGCAAAAACACGAACTTTAGCATCAAGTTTTTTAGCTAAACGCCAATTTTCCTTATCATTAGTACCACGAAGTTGTTTTGCAAATTCAGCAATAGGATCTTTTTCACCCCAATTTGAAGGTGATGCCATTACTTTTTTAGAACCAATCCCATAATAAAACTGCATTTCAGTAAAAGGGTTTGATTTATTATACTTAAAAGGAACAACACGAATTGTTTGTTTACCTATTGAGGGTTTCCAAAAAATATTTTTGTTATTACCTCCACTTCCACTGCTGTTTGATTGCTTGTTCAGTGATTCCAAGCGGGCTTTAATTACATTTAAATCCATAATTTGTTATTAATTTTTAATGTTTATATACAGTAATATACGAATTATAATTATAAAATACAAGTTTTATTATCCTTTTTTTAAATCAATTATAATACTTCCTAACCACCACCCTAAACTAAATGAAACTAACCAATAGCTTATAAGATTAGGAAAATAAAAATTTGTAATCCCAGCAATTATTGCTGTTATATTAATAATAAGATCAATTTTTTTCATTCTATTATTTTTAGGAGCCTATCAAATTGATAGGCTATGTAAATTATTCAAAAATTACTTTTAAATCAGTTTTATAAGTTACATTTGCATTAGAGGCATGAGTATTCATTGAATATTGCCATTCATAAGCATAACTAATTTCTATAAAAAAAGTAGCAGTATCACCTTTCAATTCACCTAAGTTAAAAATATTAAATGTAGGATGAGTATTATATTTAGAATAAACTGCAAATAAACCACTAGAATAGGGACAATCTAAACAAGTATTAGGGGTAATTTCATATCCTACTAAGTTAGTAATGGATTGATCATTTAAAATTAATTCATTAATAGTATAAGTTGTATCTCCTATAGGTAAAGGGGTATTCATGCCTGGGGTACTATACCAACTTAAAATACCGTACATGGGGGTAGTAAATGAAATGTTACCAAAGGTTACCCAATAATCTGAATCCATTGCTGTACTTACATCTGGTATCTCATTTATGTGGTAAAAATCATAGGGTTCTTCTAATTCACCAATAATTTGAAAATATCGAAGACCTCCAGTATAAACATGCCAATAACCTTCTTCATCTAAGTAGGCATTGGGTTGTTGTTGGGGGTTAATTTTAAAACTATATTCACACTCTCCCCCAGGACAAGCAGTTTCAGGGGTATCAGCATAAGGGTCATGTTTTTCACAACTTGCAAGAGCAAAAAACAGTAATGAATACCAAAACAATCTAACTATATCTTTCATATTTTTATTTATTAAAAGCTTTATAAATTTCGTTAATATCAAAAGAAAGAGATGGAAGAAATCTAACTAAATCTCCAACTTCTCCTATTGTTAATTCTATTACAAATTTTTTATTTTTAAGGGTATTAACTAAACCACCACACGATATAGGATATGTTTCTTTATCCTTTTCTAATTGTTCTCTAAATTCTGGTTTTAATTGGTCGTATAAATTCATTATAAGTGAAGATTTACAAATGGTACAATATTGTTAACTATATAATCCTGCATTCTTAAACAATCTTGTTTAGCTTGTTCAGAAGCAAAGTTTAAAACTTGAACATAATGTTCAGATTGATGATACATAATTGAATCATCCATAATCCCTTCTTTAGGAATTAGATAAATTCTCCCATATCCTTCACCACTATCAATAGTGTATTGAGGAAATTCATTTTCTACAAAGGCATAAAACCTTTTATTAATTTGTTTGTGATACTCTTTTTTTAACATAACCTTTATTTTTATTTCTTTAATACATAAATATACGAATTATCCCTCGCTACTCCAAACCTTTTTATGCTTTTCTTTTCGAAAATATTTTTTCTTATTTCGATGAGGAGTTGGCACTTTAAGAGCATCAAACCATTCGTGTTGTGTTAATTCTATTTCTTTTAACTTTTTCATCATTTTATAAATATACAAAGGAGATTTGACATAGCCAAATCTCCCCCATATAGTTACAAACACAGAGTTTTTATTGTTTATTAATTAACCGTTTAGCCATTTCAGCTTGTATAAGTGCATTGGTTAAATCACCACCTTTACCATTACCATCATTATTAATGATAACTTGTGGTGTTGACATTTTAGCAAACTCTGCTGCTACACCAATTGCTTTATCCAATTCTAATTGAGCTTTTTCTTGTGGAGTTAAACCCGCACTAACCAACTTAGAGTTTTCATAGTATTGAGCATCTGCTGCCACTTTCTTAGATTGTGCTGCCAATTTAGCTACTTCTAACTTTTTACGTTCTGCAATTAGATTCTGTTCAGCAACCTTAGCTTCCGTTTCAGCTGCAATAGTCAATTTGATTTGTTCCTTTTCCAACTTAGCTCTTTCAGCTGCCTTTTCAGATTCACCTTTAGCAATCTCTTTCTTTGCTCTATAGAATTCTTTTTCAGCTTCTTGCTTTTCTAATTGAGTTTGAGCAACCTGCTCTTTTTGTAATTGTAATCTTTCATCAAATGAATCTTCCCAATCAATACCTGTAACCTGTGCCTGATAAATAACAATACCATATTGTTTTAAGGTATTAGATTTATTATCTCGCATAATATTACCTTGTTCATCTCGTTTGATTCTATATTTGGTTTGTTTATTGGTATTAGATGCTTTAATGGTTCTAATAGTTGTAGTATCACCAATCACTTCTGGGTCTGAGGATTCTGCTGTATATTCTTCAACTAAATACATACCATTTTCTAATTGGTCTCTAAAGTATCTATCAAAATCAGATGCTTTACCTGAGATATATTCTTGTGCATCCATTAACTTACAAGTATTCTTTAAAGCCGCATCAATATTTGGAATTACCCTACCTTGAATTAATTTAGATTCACTTCGGTTACGGTCTGCCATATTAAGGAATACTTCTTCATCATCCACATTAATACCAACTACAACTGCTGTTGCAATTTTTGCTTTAATTGCATCTGAGAACTCCCACAATGATGACCTACGATTATAGATACCATCTTCTGATTCTGGTATACGTTTTTCATCACCATCTGAATCTACCTGTGGTATAATATCCTTAATTGAAATTTCATATGATAGAGGAATAACTCTACCCCATCCCATAAATTTCAAACCTTGAGTTTTAATCATTTTATCTCCACCCCAAGGATACTGAACTGCGTATGCTGTTCCTGCATTTGCCCAAAAGAATAAACCGTTTAATCCAATGATAGCAATACCTATAATGAATAGATATAATGGTTTCATACCAATTGGGAAGGCTGGCATATTTACTATGCGTTTGTGGTAATAAGAATCTCTTCTACTCTCATTATACTCTTGGTTTTTAATATCTTCAGCATCTTTTTGTCGTTTGATGTTATTCCAAATTAATGCTGTAATACCTAAGGTGATTACTAATAGTCCGATAAATGTTAACATAACTTATAAAATTTAAATTGATTATTGATTAAAAATTTGATTCCACTTTTCTGATTCTTCAAATGGATTTGATACATAAGCATTTAATGCTTCCATTGCCTTTTGATTATCTTCAAATGCAATTTGTTTACATCCTACATTAATGATACATCCTCTACCTGATAAAAATTTAATACCGATTTCGTAGTCTCTTAACACTTCTCTATCACTTCGGCGATAATTTTTTGATGCTGATTCTGTCATTGCTTCGTCCATTGGTTGTTCTGCTACTTCAATTGCAGGTTGTAATACTTCATTTTCTCTCATGTTTTCCTTTTTTAAATTGGTTTTTATTGATTTTGTTTATTTTTCTATGATTGTATAATTACCTTCAATAACACCCCAAGATGATTTCTCAGAGAATTGATAAGTTTGTGGTTTAACTGAATCTGGTCTATTAGATGTTAGAATCCATAAAGCATTACCTTTCCAAGTTACCATATCTAATTTTTGACCTGGTTCTAATTCAATATCACCATTTCCGCCAAATCGTTTTACACGAGCATTTTCGGTGCATGATGCAAGTGATAAAGCAACTGTTACTGCTATAAGTGTTTGTTTCATATTTCTGTTAATTTGTATTTCTTACCATCTATTTCTACTATCTTTCCGTTACAAGATTTTGTTCTCTGGTTGAATTCTTCTTCGGTTAATCGCTTGCCTTCAATCCACCATTCTTTACTACCATCAACCCATTCAATGGCAGGGCCTCCTTCTCGGTGGCGTTGACCATTAATAAACCATGATTTAGTACCACTAGCCCCTTCATAGGCAGGTCCATCTTCTCGGTGAAGTTGACCATTAAGATACCATGATTTATCACCATCAGCCCATTCACGAGCTGGACCATCTTCTCTGTGGCGTTTACCGTTTAAGAACCATTCTGTCCTGTCTTCGTAAACTTTTACATGATATTCTTTCATAACTTTATTTTTTAACATTGTAAATATACGAATAATTTTTCAGGGAACCAAATTTATTTTATTAAAAAGTTAATTATTTTTTCTTTAACTCCTGTTTGTTTGATACCTTCTCTAATACGAGGTGTATGAACAAAGTTTTTTAAACCTGGCTTTTTATCAGATGCATCTTTTGCAGCAAAATGAGCTCCTAAGAACTTAACACTCATATCTAAATCATCAATTGCAACCCATTGTGTAATTTCTGTATGTGCATCTACCCAATGTTGAATTTCCATACTTCGTTCTAATTCCAAATCAGCTCTGAATCTTAACACAGACCATTCTTTTGGGAAGATATCCTTAAATCTTTCAGTAACTCCAATTGGACGTTTGATGATACCTTGAGCTTGGTAGTAATCACCTAGCTCTTCGAGATTTGCATGAAGTCGCCAATCTGATGATACTACTATCTCTGCTCCAGTCTCTTCTAAGATTGAATTAAGAACTTCAATTGCTTTCTTATCAAAGTTATCAAAACGAACCTCAACAGGGCCATTCTTTGCAAGACCTTTACGTGGATTATCTTTAGTAAAGAATGCCCTCTGCTTTTTGAATCTACTACCCCAATTGTTAGAAAGGCAGATTACTCCATCATTATCTAAAAATATTACTTTCATTTTAATTCAATTTCTTCTCTTACAATTCTTTTTACTACAAACTCTTTGATGTCTGCAAAACTCTGTCGTTCACCACCCACAATAGGATGTTCCAAACTGATTTCAAATCCTTCAACATCACCATACTCAGTTTCAAATGCATCAATGAAGTCTTTTAGTTTATCAATTATTTCTCGTTTCATAACCACTTATCTTTTAAAACTTTATCCCAATAACAAATTGTTTCTTGTTTACCAATTCCTTGACTCGATAACCAAACTTCAGGATTAATTTCTTTTGCTATTTTAATTCGTGCTTCTGTAGATAACAAATCTTTATCTGTATCATTTTCGTAAGTCAACCAACAAACCCAATAATGTTCTGGATATGGAACATCTAACATTAGAGCAATCTGCCATTTAAAGAATACAAATGAAATAAGCGGACCATATTCAAATCTATAATCATGTTCATCCCATTTAGTTTTGTATCCTAATCCAACAAAATCAAATCCAATCTTTTTTGGAACTGCTTTTTGGTAACCTGGTTTATCAGGATTATTAATCCACCTTCTTGGAAAGAAGTAAGGTGTCCCAATTGCAATCTTACCAAAATACCATTTCAGTTTCGGTCTTTTAAAAGGTGAATTAAATACTTTTATGTAATTAAAGTTTCTCATTCCTTTCTAATAGTTTACGAATCTTTTGTAATTCAAATGCAATACCGATTATACCAACTATTATTGGTAGTAATGCTATATATAATTCTAACCCACTCATAACTCAGTTAATTTGTACTTTTTACCATCTATTTCTACTATCTTACCTGAGCATGATTTTGTTCTTTGATTGAACTCAGTTTCGGTTAATCGCTTGCCTTCAATCCACCATTCTTTACTACCATCAGCCCATTCAATTGCAGGGCCGTCTTCTCTATGACGGTTACCGTTTAAGAACCATGATTTACTACCATCAGCCCATTCAATGGCAGGACCATCTTCTCTGTGGCGTTTATCGTTTAACCACCATGATTTACCACTACTAGCCCATTCACGAGCTGGTCCATCTTCTCGATGAAGTTTACCATTTAAGTACCATGATTTATCACCATCAGCCCATTCAATGGCAGGACCATCTTCTCTGTGAAGTTTGCCGTTTAGGTACCACTCTGTCCTGTCTTCGTAAACTTTAACTAGATATTCTTTCATACAAATTCTATTTCTCTTGTTTCTAAATCTAAATCAATTGTCATTGGTTTATTTCTATACTCATATCTTTCATCTAATACTGAAGCATTAAAATAATGAGTTGTTCCATCAAACTTATAACCTGCACTTCCATGAACATGTCCAAAACAATGTATTAATGGTTTTACTACATTAATTCGTTCTCTAAGTAATTCACAACCTACATTCTGATTACCATAACCTGATATGTCTAAATGACCGAAAGCAGGCCCGTGAGTCACTAAGATATCAATTGGGTTTGGAATCAAACTCCACTTCTCTCTTAAATCTTCACCATTATGTGGTAAGTTAAATGCCCAATCAAAAAATTCAGGCTGCCATGGTGAACCCCAAATTCTTAATCCTTCAATATTACAAAATGAATCTTGTAAGTAATTAATATTTGGATACTCTCTAACCATTTGGGTAACATCATTGTAATTTGATTCAAACAATCTATCATGATTACCAGCAATAAAGATTTTGTGTTTGTATTGATCTAAACTATTAAACCAATATAAAAAGTCTTGTAACTCAGTCCACCGATAACCACTACCCATAATATCACCAGAATGGATTAAGATATCACCACCTGGTAAATCTGCTTCACATAGTTCGTGTTTAGTATGTGTATCTGATATAAATGTAATTCTATTCTTCATCTGACTTTAAATTTGAAAAAGTTCCATTGTAATAATTAACAGTTATTCCTAATATTGGTAAAAAAACTTGATAATATCCTATATCTAATAAATTAGGAGTAGAATTTATAACAATATGAGATATGTTATCTTCAATTAACATTTCATTAAATTCACTAGCCAAAACTTGAGTAGCTATAGTTTCTATTAAACCTTTAATCATAACCTTTTATTTTTAATAATATAAATATACGAACAATAATTCAGATATCCAAATTTTTAATTAAAGTTTTCTGAATTCTGGCTTTAATATTTTCCAAATTGATTGATTGATATCTTTACCATCCAAAAGACCAAAAAGTAGCGATGGATGATTATATCTTTTAGCTTCTTCCGCAAATCCTTTACGGTTAGTTGAAACTACCCGGTTAGTAATATCAAGGAAGTAAGACATATAATCTTTTTTGATGTTTTCAAATCTGATAGATAAGTCTTTAACTACTTCATTTACTTTATCGTAAAACTCATCAGGAACATCTTTCAACAAAGTATCCATTGAACCACCATTTGCCAATACTTCCCATACTGCAGTAGTAGAAAGGTTAGTCATTACTCGATGTAATCTGATATACTCTTCACCTTTCACTTTCATTCTATCTCCATTTGAGAATCGAACTACAAAGCCCTCGTGGTTATCTTCAACCATACCTTTTAATGTAGAGTAATCTGAGATACCATCATATCTTTTTACTACATCACAATTAGCACCACGTGCAATTAGTTTCAAGGTTTTGTATATTGCTTCAGTTCCATCATCAGTTCGGATTGCACCTAACAGAGTTAAGTTATCTTCATCACCATAATCTACCACAATTCTGTTCCAACCTGCAGTAAATTCAAAAAGATAAGTGATACCAATTGAAAAGTTATGCTCTAATTTATCAAAGAAGATTTTAGATGCAGCAACTGCTTGGTCTGATGTGAATGAACCTCTTGTTGCTACAACCCATACACCATCATACCAAAATAGAATGATAAGTGAACCATCCATCTTTTCATAAACCTCAAACTCAGAAGTTGGTGTATGTTTACCTTCTTCAATATTAAAGAATTTACGGAATGGTCTTGCCACAATGTTACCTTTATCATCGGTTACTAAACCTCTACAAGACAAAGTAACTTCATCCCACAAACCTTCATATTGAACCTTTTCAGTATAGTTCCAAATAGTTAAAGGTAGGGTTGGATGAGTTTGTGAATACAATAAACCATCTGATTGGTATTTATGTAGAGTTTCTAAGTTCATAACCTTTTAATTATATGTAAATGTAAGAAAAATAATTCACATATCCAAATTTATTCTGTTAATTCATTTACAAATACGAATAATATAAGTGCTATAAACCAAAACCAACCACTTATATTAGAAAATATCCAACCTATAAATAATATAACTGTTGAAAAAAATAGTGACATGGCTAATCCGTTTAAAATTTTATCTATCATAATAAACTTGTTGGTAAATAAAGTAAAGTTTCTAAGTTCATTTTTTTATACAATGTCATCAGAAAACTGAGAGGTTATAATACCTATTATTAGTAAAATCAATCCAAACCAACTATTTCCATGACCTACTATAGTGTCTATTCCTATAATTATAGAGGCTACAAATGATGATATACTAATACCTGTCATCAATCTTTGAAAATTTGTTTTCATAACTCTAAACTTGTTGGTAAATAAAGTAAAGTTGGGTTCTTCTTTTGGATATCGATATCAGGGTAGTGTTTCTTAAACTCCATCACATCAAATCTTTCAGTAATTAAATGTACTCCGCTTTTAGTTGGAATAGTTATGATAATTTTACTACCTAAAGGTCTACATAAGCGATCAATTACATATGTAATTTTACCAATCTCTATAATATCCTTAGTGTCAATATCGACGATCCAACTCTTTTCATAAGTTTTCAATTGACCTACAACTGAATCAAAAACGTGTTGTTGATTGATTTGACCACTCTCTACTCTGTCTACAATTGCCTTAATCATATTCATTGCCACATCTTTATGGTTTTGTTTTTGAATATGAATGTAAGCTCTTGCCTCAAACATTTCACAAAGTTGTTTGATTTCATCATATCTTTTTTCAAGATACTCAATTGAACCAATTGTGTATGTTTTAATAGTTCTTACTGATTGGTGGTTACTTTTATCGGTAGTTTGGTCTTTCTTACGCTTAAATACATAAAGCATATAGAAATCACCTTCATTCTCAAAATTGAGTAATGATTTTATTAAATTTATGTTGTCAATCATAACTTATTTTTTAAATTGTTCAAACCATTCTTTAAAAGTTTTAACAGGCACGTTTGTTTTAAATAAATAATCTTGATAATCATCCATTAATTTATACATTGCTTCCTCACTATACATCTTTTCAGCTTGCCATTTGGCACCAAATTCAGCACCATTTAACCAATCATTAGACATTAACTTTCTATTAGCTATTTGTAAAAGTGTTTCTTGTTCATTATCAAGTAAAGCTGCTATTTCAAAAATTATATCACAAGAATTTTGTTTAGGTTCTTCTTTTGGAATGATGATTTTGTAATCATATTGCCAAATACCATCCTTAAGCCCTGTGGTTTGATAATATATTTCAATAAATTCACAACTAGGATTCTTAACAAACCATTCTAAAAACTCATCATTAATAGCTTGTACACCATCTTTGATTAAGTCTTGGTCTGTTGTTAGGATGATTTTTTCCCAATACCTATTTGAGTATTCCAATGAATATTCAGGTAAATCTGATGGTTTAAAAATTTCTACACCATTTATTACCCAACAATTCCTATCTTTAACTTCTTCATAAGAAGTAATGTAAATGTGTTGGTATCGTTCTTCATCTTGTATTGGTAATACCTCTTTACATAAATGATATTTATTACTAAAAAATCGAACTAACCTACTTGGTTTATCTGTTGGTAATATGTGTATGTTTTTCATAACCTTTTTAATTTATACTTAAAGATAAGAAAAATAATTGAGATATCCAAATTTATTCTGTTAATTTTCTGGTAAAAGAATAATATTTGTGTCAATTGGATTTGAAAAACCCACTCTCATATGATGTCCAAAGATTTCCATCAATTCCCATAATTGAAAAGTAACATATCCATCCTTATCTTCCTTTTCTTTAAGATGTTTTAGTTCCTGTTTTTCAATTGATGGTGAGAATTCACAGAATTGGTTTTCATGGTCTAACCATTGTTTGTAACCTGATTCGGTTACTTTTACTTTTACTTTCCAGTTAAGGTTGAAGTTAATAGGTTGGTTATCAATTTCAATTAAATCAATAGCCTTGGAAATTGGTAGAAAACCTTTACCACCATTTTCTTGAAATGCTAATTCTGGGTATCTACCTTGCTCTGCTTCGTGTTTTAATAACTTTAAAGCATATTGAAGTGCATCTTTAATTTGTTTCATAACTAATCCAAACGTATTTCTTGAAAGTTAATATTAATGTTGATATAAAGTTCACTTAATTTTTGTAAGTCATCTATTGAAATATCAACAACTACTTTATCTGAGTAGTAATATTCATCATATGATTTTCTCTGTTCAAATGAGTTTTTAAGATGAGGCCAAACTGATAGCACATCTCTTACCATATCACCGCTTATAATACCCTGTTTAAAACATAGTTCTCGTCTCATCCTTATCTAAGTTTTAATTCAAATCTCTTTTCCATTTTATCCAAAGTCTCATCAGGTACTCCGTGTTCGTTGACTCCACCGTGACGGTTCTCAACTACTAATGAGAATACTACATAACCATACTTTTCAGCCAATTCATAGTAAGGTTTCATTTCCCATTCTTGGGTAAATGTATTTGAAACAATAACTGTATTAAAGCCATAAGGTTTCATATATTCTTCAGCCTCTTTTCTACACCACTCATGTGCTTCCTTTAATTTAGAAGCATCAAAGTTGTATTCACCTTTATCATTAATGAAGAACATATCAGCTTCAACATGACAGGTCGTTTCTATTGATAATGATTTCGCCAATGTTGATTTACCGCTACCTGGCAATCCGCGAAGTAAGAATAATTTTTTCATAACCTTTTTAATTATACATTAAAGATAAGAAAAATATTTCACATATCCAAATTTTTTTTGTGAAACATTATTATTTGTGAAACATGTACTTAATAGATGTTATAAGCAATCTATAAGATTTATTTGTTAATCGATTTCATGATGGTCTGAAGGTAAACTCAACTTCTTAATTGGTTGTTTACTCATAATTTGTAACACTTTATCCATACTGATAGGATACAATCCGTTACCATCAACACCTACATCCATCGCCTTGCCTTCAGCTAACCTGTCATATGATGGTAAATGAACGTGCCCATGTAAATGAATAAAGCCAGCATTCATATCAATCCAACTTGCGATTGGGAAGTGCATACATACAAAATTGAATTTATCAACTCTACCATTACCGCTTGGTCGTCTTACATTCAATACCAAATAGTGATGAACTGATTTAAACAATTCAGCAACACCCCATTTGTTTTTAGCAATGTGGTGGTCGTGATTACCTAATACTATATGGATATTCTTACAATTAATTCTATTTCTGAATCTTTGAATGTTGAAAAAACCACCAAATGACCAATCACCTAAATGGATTAGGATATCATTCTCACCAACCGTTTCATTGATGTTGTTTACCAATGTATCATTCATTTCCTCCAATGAATTGAATTGACGAGTATTTCGATCGGCAGGCACCCATTGAGTGGTAGCACTACAGATGTTGCGATGTCCGTAATGAGTATCTGATGTGAAGAATAATCTTTGTCCTTTTTCTAATACTAATTTCATAACCTTTTTATTTTATATTTAAAGATAAGAAAAATATTTCATATATCCAAATTTTTTTTGTGAAACATAGACTTAATAGATGTTATATTCAATTTTTACTTTGATAAATAGGTAATATGAAACATCTAACACTCTTGTCAGAAATTTTGTCTAATCTATCAATCAAAAAATCTTCAGCATCTTCAATAGTTTCAAAACCATCTTTAATTAATTCACCAACAAGATTTCTTGCCCCATTGTTCCAAGTTGATGTTTTTGTTTCAAACACCGCAAATTCTTTTTTATGTTTCATAACCTTTTTATTTTATATTTAAAGATAAGAAAAATATTTCATATATTCAAATAATTTTTTACTTTAGTTTGAATTCTTAAAATATCTTGCTGTGATATGTTATAATGATTTTTTAATGCTTCTGTAAATGAATACCAAGTTTCTTTAGTAATTGGTTTTAAATCATGACCATTGTCTGAATTATCAAATGGTACGGGACAACTACAACCACTGTCAGTGTCCCACCAAAGTGTATTATCATCAAGTTTTTTCCATATTGCAAACATATCAAATTCATAAGAACCTGCTGTATCAATATCTATAAAAATTTCTAAATTACACTTTTCGGGTGAATAATACGGGTTATCGTTAAATTTCATTTTATTTCCATTTTGAGATTGTAAACTTATCACATACTTCTTGTTCGAATTTAAACTCATCTATGAATTTTACACATCCATTTTCAATTGAGTATTCTGATGTAAGGTATGAATTATACCCACCATTATAATCTGGTACTTTAATTTCATAAACAGGTTTATTATCTGAAAAGTTACCAATTATTAATCTAGCTTTGAATAACATTGAACCTATAAATATCAATGTTATTATAGCAAAAACCATTTTAAATATACCTTTATTCATTATCCTATAATTTTTAAATTGATTCCACTTAATTCATCACCGATAAAATCATTCATTTCATATACTGAATCAAAATATTTAGTAATTGTAGCTTGATTACTAAAATACATTTCAATATGAGGTTTATGATAAATTACACCATCTTCAACTTTATAATTTGAATTCGCTTTTAAAAATTCTTCAATTGAATTGTAATCTTTCAGAAGACTACTCATACCTACTACACACTCAGGTTTAACCTTACCCCACCATGTTTTTCTTTCTGGTATAATTTTATACCAATTTGTTTTTGATTTAACAAATGTCTCAATGTAACAAATTTGTTCTGGATTAATTGATTTCATAATTTTATAATTCTTGTGACCAATGTTGATATAGTTTAATTGTGTTTGGATTAACAGGCCATATTGGCATCCTATTAACAGTTACTTGGAATTGTCCATGCAAACCATTAACACCTGCAAATTGTAAAGTTCCAACGTATCGTTTACCTCGACTAATACATTCAATTTTTTTACCGATAAAGTGTTGGAATTTTGAATTAATTTTTATCATAACCTTTTTATTTCAAAACATAAATATACAAAAAGGGTTTGACATAGCCAAACCCTCTTACAATCATTTTATAATTTTTTTCTTAAGAAGGATCAAAAGCATCATTATAATTAAACATAATACCTTTTTGCTCCATTTCTTTAGCAATTTTTTCTAAACTAGAATTACTATAACGATAAGGCAAATCAATACCTAAAGCATTTATATCTTTAAAATTATCACTAGAACCATCTTTATATTCAACATCAATTTTATAAAAACGCCCACGTTCAGTGTAAGTAACCTCTATAGACTTAATATCATCTAAAGACTCAATCTCATACAATTTACCTTCTTTAAGGTATTTTTTTAAGTCAAAGTCTTTCATTTATTTATTTATTATTTGCTATAAATATACAAAAAAAATCAATTCAAATCAATAATTTTATGTATTTTTGTTTTCAACTGCTTTAACTCATTATGTTGGGTAAGTAAAATAGTATTTCTATAGTGTTTCCATTCTATAGGAAACCTAGTATCAACTACCCCCCCATTTAAAGACTTAATTAACTCATTCAAAGCATTTATCGTATATAAAGTATTTGAATCTTTCTTTCTATGAACTAAAATAGTATTTTCAGGCAGATTGCTTACATTACCCTGTTCTACGTTATACGTAACGGCATACTCGTCATTACTCTGAACATGAAGTATAAACATTTTATTATACTTTATATCATAAGTAGACTTTATGTAACCCACTACATTCTCTACTTCATTTAAAGTAGAAAAAGTACACACTAGTCTATTCTCCAAATCAATCTGGTTTATGGGTGAATTCCACCCCTGTTCTACGTCATACATATGACTATTTTCCATTAAAATCATAACTTATTCCTTGTTTAAATTTTACACTTAATTTATATTTTTTAAATATCTCTAATATTTCTTTTACGGTTTGTTTCTCCTCCTTATCTACATCAAACAAAAATGAATCATATACCACTAATATTAATTTAGTTTTTTTACCCCTCAAAACTCTAAATATCTCCCACATTAATTTTATATTCAAAGCCGTCTCTGTAGCCTGCAAAACATAATTCAACAGTTTTCCAGGATTCATATTCTCTAACTCACTTCTATAAAACCTATGATTTGAAATTGGTACCTCCACATAACCCCCATACTGAAACTCATCCCATAATTT